AGGCGATGATGCCTACGAGTGGGTTCACGATATGCAGGGTACGCGCAAAGAACTCGCGGAACTCGCTAAGAATGCCGAGGTAATCACTAATCATATAGTTGTCACGGATAGCGAAGAGTTACCGGAAGTGTTCAATCCTGTTGCTCAATTGCTAAATATCGAGCCTTGGGACACCATCAAGGACGAGCCTGTCAGTTGGATCATCAAGGATGTGCTGCCTAGCAAAGGATTTGCAGCCCTGTACGGGCCACCAGGCTCCTACAAGTCATTTATCGCGCTGGACATTGCCGAGGCTATCGCTACCGGCAGGCCGTGGATGGGTAACGAGATAACGAACCCTGGTGCAGTGTTATATATAGCCGGTGAAGGCCACGGCGGTATCGGTGCAAGGATTATGGCTTGCAAGATAAACCACAATACAAAGGACGGTGCTGAGATATTCGTAATCAGACACCAATTAAATCTGAGATCGAGCGCGGATGACTTTAATATATTAATGGAATCTATTGATGAGTTAATACAGCGAACAGGAATAGATTTACGGTTAATCCAGATAGATACCCTAGCAAGGGCATTTGGCGGCGGTAACGAGAACGATTCCCAGGACATGGGTGCATTCATCCATAACTGCGGACGGATGCAAAGGAAGCTGGACTGCGCCCTGATGCCATTGCATCACAGTGGCAAGGACTCAACCAAAGGATTACGCGGTCACAGTAGCTTGCTTGGCGCAGTCGATACCCAGCTAGAACTCCAAAAGATGCAGATGGACGAGCCAAAGGATGGCGTAGCAGGCCGAGGGATCATCACCATAAGTAAGCAAAAGGATGGACAGGACAACCTCAAATTTGGATTTGAGATGGTCCACATTGACATCAGCGAAGGTCTAAACCTGGGCGATTCAACCTCGCTTGGTGTCAGGGAATATCAGGAAATGATTGACGAGCAGCACAAGAAAGCAAGGACACCACCACCAAGATCAGGCGCTGGTGGAGTCCAAAAGGTGGCACTGGACGCGCTGCACAAGGCGATTGCCGAGCACGGAGAGATGCGGTTAGTTGACGGAAAGCGCAATAAAGCGGTTCACGTTGAACAGTGGATGGAGACTTTTTCAGCCGCCCAGACCGACAAAGCAGGCATCAAAAAGCGATTTACAAGGTGCGTACAGAGCCTCCAGAACGCCAAAAAGGTCGAGGTTTTCGATCCGTTTGTGTGGGTTATTTGGGGTGATGATGACCAAAATGATAGCGACTTTTAGGGCGTTTTATTGCTTACGTATTTGGAGACGGACAAATGGGACAAATGGTGGGACAAATGGACGGATGAGAGGGAAAACACGAAAATGGGACAAATGGACAAATGGGACAAATGGTGGACAAATGGTGGACAAATGGTGGGACAAATGGACAAAATGGCTGGTAAGCATCAATTTGGCGAGAATGGGACAAATGGGAGAGCGTATTCTTAATATACGCTCCCATTTGTCCCGTTTCCAAATGCCCGAATAGGAGAACCAAGTGGCAACAAATAAACGTAAAACATTGGCGATGAACCAGCCAGCAATGCCTAGCTTTCCAGCAGACAAGTTCGAGGTGTTCAAAAACGCTGTGATGGTGGAACTGACAAACCGCAAGAATACCCATGATGCTGTGTGGGGTATTGATAGACTGATTTGGTTGGTGGATAGCGAGTTGCGGGAAAAGGTATGGGCGCAACTGGAGCGCGTTTGGCAGGCACAGGAATCCAGGGATGACGTAAGGCTGGACAAGGCGGTCAAGGGAATGTGCAAGGCGTACCAGGCGATGGAGGATTGGGCAACGGCTAACGGAGTCAGCGAACTGCCTGACGTGCGCCAGATCGAGCACCAGCAACCCGATGGAACGGTTTTCGTTGTCGTGCCAGATGAACGAGCCAAACGCTTGTATCTCCAGCAGTGGCCTGGTACAACCGACAGGGTTGTCTGGACAATGGCAGAGATTGCCCTGATCGTGGGGCAGCAGGCACAGGGACAGATCAACGAGATAAAGCGGCTGTGGCCCGATAGTCAAGTGGTATCGGTTGGCGGTCCATCAGGGTTTGACGATATGGTCAATGATCTGGATATGACGACACCGAGCAAAGTGCCTAAGCTGTTCGATACCAAAGCGTTTGTGAGGTAGCCATGCCAAGGCCTTGCAAAATTGATACGGTTTGGTTCAAGCGCAGGATAGGGAACGCTGAACGCAAAATACTGATGGCGGCAGGACAAGGCGATCTAAGTTTGGGATGGCATCACCTGCTGGAAACCTATCAAAATCTATGGGAACGAGGATACAGGCCTACAGGCAACTTAAATGATTTCCTAGTACCTGTGTACCATAAAGAATTAAAGTCGGCTACAGACTGTTCTGACGCGAAATAGAGGCATGTTTGTAACTTTCGGCTGGTGGCGGTGAATTGGCATAGAGTCAATGAAAAACTTTGACCAATTGGTAAAACTTTTAGTGGTGCATTGGACGCTAGATTGTCACTTTGTGCCACGTTCAGCGACATTGTCATCCTTGGCTAGGTATGGCGACAAAGCACCACCCAACCCTTTCTCACTTTTTCTTTCCCCGCGCCGCGCCGCCGCGCTCGCTGGTCCGAGTTATCCACAATCCCAGATGCCAGTTGCCAGGTTCTATCCACAATTTGCTGTGGATAACTTGGTTCTGTTCAATTTGCCTGTGGATATCCTGTGGATAAGCATGCGATAACTTAACATAATGGACACTGTATAAAGTAGGATTTTGTTGCTAAAAAACAAATGTTCAATGATATCAATGACTTACGAACGTTATCCACAGTATCCACAGCTGCCTGTGGATAACTCGGCGGCTGGCGACATGGGGGGGGAGGGGGCCGCCGCCGCCGGTGAAATTGTGGGTGCTTCCTCCCCCCATAAAAAGGGAAACTGACTAAAATGCCCGTCAACCGACTTCCCGAAAGGAAAAAAGTGGAAAACGAAACTTTCGCCGCAGCCCTTGACCCTGCACCCGCAACCAGCGCAACAGAAACCAAACCCAAACGCGGCAGACCCAAAGGCTCGGGCAAGATGACGATCCAGAAGTACGCAGCGAACCCGCCCAGCCTGCCCAAGACCGATTACCAGCGGATCAAGGAGCTGCGGGAGTTGATGATCCACAGTGGCGGGAAGGACGTAGCGAACAAGGTGATCCAGATTGCGCTCAATGACGAGCACCCTGGACAGATGGCTGCGCTGAAGATGTGCCTGGACCGGACGCTGCCGGTGAGTATGTTTGAGAAGGACAAGCACCAAAGGAGTGCGGTGACGATCAATATCACGGGGCTAGGCCAGGAGCCTACGGTACTGGAGGCCATTGATGTCTAACCTCAACTTCAGCCTCTTGCCGTGGCAGCAGGAGGTGTTTACTGATACAACCAGGTTCAAGGTTATCGCTGCTGGCAGGCGGTGCGGCAAGAGTAGGCTGGCAGCGACTACGTTGATTATTGAGGGATTGAGGTGTCCACCTGGTTCGGCGGTGTTGTATGTATCCCCGACTATGGGACAGTCGAGGCAGATTATCTGGGATTTATTATTAGAGTTAGGCCGCGAGGTAATACAGGGTTCGCACGTTAATAATTTAGATATTACGTTGATTAATGGTGCGCGGATATATGTGCGCGGTGCGGATAGACCTGATACTTTGCGCGGAGTTAGTTTGACGTATGCAGTATTAGACGAGGTGGCAGATATTAAGCCCGAGGCGTGGGAACAGGTTATTCGTGCTTCTTTATCTGATAAGCGTGGTCGGGCCATGTTTATCGGTACTCCTAAAGGGAGGAATTGGTTCTATGACCTGTGGAATTTGGGGCAGGATAAAGCGGACGAGGATTGGAAGTCCTGGCACTTCACCACCTCGGATAACCCGTTGATTGATGCCAAGGAGATAGAGTCGGCTAAGAAGACGTTATCTACGTTTGCGTTCAAGCAAGAGTACATGGCTAGCTTTTCCAATGCTGGCGCGGACGTGTTTAAGGAGGAGTGGATTAAGTACGGGGTGGAGCCTGAGCATGGGAGTTACTTTGTAGCGATTGACTTAGCGGGGTTTGAGGAAGTTGCCAAACAAGCGGCGAATAGCAAGAAGCGGTTGGACGAGTCGGCTATTTGCGTGGTGAAGGTGACCGATGACGGGAAGTGGTTTGTTAAGGAGATCGAGCACGGGCGCTGGGATATTCGGGAAACGGCGGCTAAGATACTGATGAAGATGAGGGATTACCGGCCTCTTAGCGTGGGGATTGAGCGCGGAGCGCTAAAGAATGCGGTTTTGCCGTATTTGTCTGACCTGATGCGTAAGAACAATGTGTACTCCCACATTGTGGATTTGACTCACGGTAATAGGAAGAAAACCGATAGAATCATCTGGTCGTTGCAGGGACGCTTTGAGCACGGGCGGGTTATCCTTAATTCGGAGGAGAAGTGGGATGACTTTGTTGACCAGTTACTGATGTTCCCGTCCCAGGGCGTACACGATGACCTTCCCGATGCGCTTTCCTACATGGATCAGTTGGCGGTGACCAGCTACTTTGAGGAGGCTGATGATGAGTGGGAGCCGATGGACATAATTGCGGGGATTTAGATATGGATTTTGAAGAACCAACAGAGAACGACAAAGAGTTAACTGCCTTTGTTGTTGACCACTGTGACCGTTGGCGCGACTACCGCAACACCAATTTTCTGGATAGTTATCTGGAATACGAGCGCATATTCAGATGCGAGTGGGCTGCGGAGGACAAAACCCGCGATTCCGAGCGTTCGAGGATTGTTACACCGGCAACCCAGCAGGCCGTTGAGACTCGACACGCTGAGATTATGGAAGCGATCTTTGGTCAGGGTGATTTCTTTGACATCAAGGACGATTTGAAGGACATTGACGGGAATCCTTTGGACGTTGAGGCGCTAAAAGCGCAGTTGATGGAGGATTTCAAGCAGGACAAGATCAGAAAATCCATTGACCAGATCGAATTGATGGCTGAAATCTACGGAACTGGCATTGGCGAGATCATTGTTAAGACCGAGAAGATATTTGAGCCTGCTACCAAGCCCATTCCAGGCCAGCCAATACAAGCGGCTATCGGGGTGGTGGAAAAAGACCGAATTGCGGTCAAGATTGTGCCGGTTAACCCTAAGAATTTTCTCTTTGACCCCAACGGGACCAGCATAGATGACTGCATGGGCGTGGCAATTGAGAAGTATGTCTCCATCCACAAGATTGTCGAGGGAATCGAGAAGGGTATCTACCGCAAGGTAAACATTACTCCTACCTACGAGGACACTGACCTTGAGCCTACGCAGGAATTGAGTCAGTATCGGGACGAGAAAGTATTGTTGCTGACGTACTACGGGCTGGTTCCACGGGAGTACCTAAAGGCGGTGCAAGAGGAAGAGGTTGAGGACTTGTTCCCCGAGGATTCGGTCGCCGATGAGTACAGCAACCTGGTCGAGGCCATTGTTGTCATTGCCAATGACGGGTTATTACTGAAGGCTGAAGAGAATCCGTACATGATGAAGGACCGTCCCATCATCAGCTACCAGGATGACACCGTACCGAACCGTTTGCTGGGCAGGGGTACGGTGGAGAAGTCGTACAACATGCAAAAGGCGATTGACGCGCAAGTGCGTAGCCATTTGGATTCGTTGGCGCTGACCACCAGCCCCATGATGGGGATGGATGCAACACGGCTGCCTCGCGGTGCTAAGTTTGAGATCAAGCCTGGCAAGGCGTTCATGGTCAACGGCAACCCTGCCGAGATTCTGTACCCGTTCAAGTTTGGCGAGACAAGTTTGAACAACATCAACACGGCGAAAGAGTTTGAACGGATGTTGTTGCAGGCCACTGGTACGCTGGATAGCCAGGGCATGGTCAGCAATGGCAACCGCGATGGCGCCGGGATGTCGATGGCGGTGGCTACGATTATCAAGAAGTACAAGCGGACGCTGGTGAACTTCCAAGAGGATTTCCTGATTCCGTTTATCCAGAAGGCTGCCTTTAGGTATATGCAGTTCGATCCAGAGCGTTACCCGAGCGTGGATATGCGCTTCATTCCTACGGCTACCTTGGGTATCATTGCCCGTGAGTACGAGCAGCAGCAGTTTATTGGTTTGTTGCAGACCCTGGGGCCAAATACTCCGGTCCTGCCGCTGATTCTTAAAGGTATCTTGAACAATTCGAGCCTGACTAATAGGTACGAGTTGATGGCGGCATTGGATCAGATGAGCCAGCCCAATCCAGAGGCCAAGCAGATGCAGGATATGCAGCAGCAACTGGCTTTGCAAGCGCAGCAGGCACAGATTGCTCTTAGCACTACGCAGGCAGAGCAGAATCGGGCCGAGGCTGCCAAGCTGATGACTGAAACCCAGTTGATGCCGCAGGAGATGCAGGCCAAAATCATTGCATCTAGCACCAAGAATCTACCTCAAGGCAATGAGTCTAGCGAGTTTGATAAGCGGGTGAAGATTGCTGAGTTGATGTTGAAAGAGGCTGATATCAAGAACAAATCCAAGATTGTTGAACTGCAAATGGCAGAGAAAAACAATAAGGTTGCTGGTATGGAACAAGATTTCCTTGACCAGTTGACCAGGGAGTTGAGCAATGGACGTTGAAAGCCTTGCCAAGCAACTGATACTTCAGAACATGAGTCCAGAGCAGCAGACCGCTGTTTTGGACGGTATTAAGGCATCATTAGCGCAGGCCAAAGAAGTCCAAAAACGCAAGATTGGCGAGAATGTTGGCGTTGTTGTGCAGGCACTCAAGAAGATTGAGTCCGACATCCGTGAGCGTTATGACGAGTTGGGTAACGTCATTGAGAAGCGGGTTGCGTCCATCAAGGACGGTAAGGACGGAAAGAACGGACAGGACGGGCGTAACGGCAAGGATGGCAGGCCAGGTCGCGATGGTGCTGCCGGTGCTCAAGGCCAGAGAGGTCAGGACGGCACTAACGGGCGCGATGGTACTGACGGCGTTAGCGTTGTTGACGCGCACATTGACTTTGATGGCAGCCTAATAATCGGTCTATCGTCTGGTCGCGTCATCAATGTGGGCGAGGTTGTAGCTTCTGACCTGGCTGAAAAGATCAAGGTTATCACCAATGGCGGCGGCACTAGCCAAAGCGTGTTGGATACCTTGGCAAGTTTGCAGACCCAGATCAACAATCTGATTCCGAGCCAGACGGGTAACTCTGGCAAGTTTTTAACTACCAACGGAACGGCATTATCTTGGTCATCTGTTGCTGGTGGGCTGAGTTATCAGGGTACTTGGAATGCGAGCACCAATACGCCAACGCTTTCCTCTGGTGTTGGTGTTAATGGGTACTACTACATCACGTCTACGGCTGGATCAACTAACCTTGATGGCATCACTGATTGGCAGATAGGCGATTGGTTGATGTTTAATGGGACAGTCTGGCAGAAGATTGACCAAAGCAATTTAGTTACATCTGTAGCGGGTAAAACTGGTGCTGTTACGCTGACAACTGCCGATGTCAGTGGATTGAACACCATGTCCGTTCAAGCCTCTAACAATGTATCAATTACTGGTGGTTCAATTACCGGCATCACAGACTTGGCGGTTGCTGATGGAGGTACGGGCGCTTCTACTGCGCCTGATGCTAGGACCAATCTAGGCTTAGTAATTGGGACTGATGTACTTGCGCCTAATGGTAGTGCGGCATCCCTTACATCATTCCCGACACTCAATCAAAACACCACTGGGACTGCTTCAAATGTTACTGGGGTGGTTGCCGTAGCCAATGGCGGTACGGGTGTTGCTACAACTACGGCAAACTTCATATTTGCTGGGCCATCTTCTGGTTCTCCGGCAGCGCCCACCTTCCGCGCTCTAACTACTGCGGACATCCCTGCATTGGCTTATGGCAGTGTGACGTCGGTAGGGTTGGCGTTGCCGTCGATCATGACCGTTTCCGGCTCTCCAGTTACCAGCAGCGGAACGCT